GAAGCGTTCTGAGCGAGCTTAGTAACGTTCCTGTTTTCTAGAACAGTAGCAATACCTTTCCAAACTTCTGCTTCTTGATCGGGAGGGAAGTAGTCTCTACCTTTCTCAATAAAAGGTATACTAATTACTTCCTTGTCAGAATAAGAAAAAGATATACAGGATACTTCATGGTTCGATACTTCAATATCAAAAGCAACAAGGTCTTTTGAGTTACATACCTCAAGGTAGTTAATGCTTTCTATAAACGAAGGTCTTACTATTAAATTATTCTCATCAAGGATAATATCTGAGAACTCTGATTCCTTCTTAACTTTTATTAAGTCGTATAGAATATAGTGTTGATATGTGTATTGTCTAAGTGCAGCAGCTGGATGAATTGTAGGAATAACTTTCCGTCCTGGGAGAAGTGTACTCTCATATATACTTCCCCGCTTTTTTACTATACCTCTCTCATTACATAGGGCATATAAAGGGACTGCACCAACAGCAACTATTACGTTGGCTTTACAACTATCTAATTCTTTCTTTAATATCTTTACATAGTTATGATACTCAGGTGTTTCCTTTACAACCTTCTTGCTGAGGTCAATAAATAGTTTAACGTTATTTCTGTAAGGCTGTTCCTTGATAACATTAGTAATGAAGCATCGAGACCTTACAATTCCAACAGTTGATAAGAGATTGTTAAGAAGCTTTCCAGAGCTACCTACAAAAGGTTCTCCCAGCTTCATCTCAGATGATCCAGGTGCTTCGCCTACTATAGCAATCTTGCAGTCCTTAGGACCTTTACTACTAACGGTTCTAATGTATCCAGTATTTACTATTACCATCTGTCTTGTATCTTATCAATAACTGTTAGTAATAGTAAGCATATAATGCAGACGAGACATACATCTACTAACACATACATTAAGGGAAGTAGTATATTTTGACTAATAACTTCTCCAATCATAGTTATCTCCTTTTTTTCTTTATTATTTAATAGCTTTTAAAACTTCCAGGTCTTTGTTCATGTACTTTTATTACAAAATTATCTTTATACTGTGATGAAAGTTCAAAGCCAAAGCCACTCATATCCTTATTGTTTGCTGCTAAGAGAGTGTTTCCACTACCTAAGAACGGAACAAGAACAGTTGAACCTTTGTACCCAAAGATATCTAAAATATCCTCTATTAATTCAATAGGTCTTTCAGTTGGATGCGTCTTCTTACTAGGCGGAACAGGACGAAAGTCAAGTATGTTTGATCTTCCCTTAGTGTTTAACTTTATATCACCTTTTCTAACATAGAAGAACATCTCATAGGCGTTTCCCATATAGTAATTAGGTGCGTTTGTCTGTCCCTGTCCTTTAACCCAGATAGCTGGTAGAGCATTACCTTTGAATCCTTTTTTCATAAGAGCCTCATAAACTGTACTAAACCAGGGATCAGGACCAAACCACATTATAAGCCAGCTATTACTCTTCATCACCCTATAACATTCTGCCACTACATCTGTAATAAACTGTTTGTAATCTTCAGCGTCTACTTCATTATAGTTTATTGTAGATAGTCCGACACTATCACTACTCTTCTTCTGATCTGTTAAGTCGATTCCATAAGGAGGATCTATTTCAACTATATCTACTGTATTATCTTTAATCTTTTTTATACCTTTAAAGAAGTCGTCTAGTATGTATCCACTAATTATGTTTTCCCTTTCCTGATCTGAAGACGTTTCAGATTTCTTTGCCTCTATCCGTTTAGATATTTCCTGCTTAACAAGGTCTTCCTTTAGCTTATTAAATATCTTCTTCGCTTCTGTTTTTGTCTTTGCTTGTTTGAGTTGCGGAATCTTGTCAGCTACTTGGGCTAACATAACATCCTCACTAAATATTGAAGCGCTATCTCCAATCAGTTTAGCTACATCTCGTTTGGATGTTCCAGGATCTTCAGGGCTCTTTGTTGTCTTCTCTCCATATATTTCCTTTTGGAGTTCCCAAATCTCTTGTTTTATTTTAACTTCTTCTTGCCAGTCAAGGTCTTTTCTGTAAATGTTTTCCGCAAGTTCTATACTCTTTATATCTACACGTGTAAGTTCATTATCATAAATACGCACAGGTACTTCTTTTATTCCTGCCTTTGTAGCAGCATTGTATCTTCTTCCACCTGCTAGTAGTAGATACTTACTATGTATAACCTTATCCTTATTCTCATCATACACTATATCTCTCACAGCAAGTGGCTGAATTATTCCTTCCTTCTTGAATGACAAAACAAGATCGTCAATGTCTCCGTAATCTTGTCTTATTCTTTCTCCAAAGTCTATATCATCTAATTTAATCACATCAAGTTTCACGACTTATCCTTTCTTCTTATCGAGTTGAGCCAGTAAGACTTTAGCAGCTTCTGGCGATATTTTGCTTACAAGTTTCGTTAAGTCAACTACGTTAGACTTACTCTTTCTTTTAGTAGGCTTTTCTTTTCTAATTCTTCTATTTGATCTTATAGACATGACTAAGTCCATAAGTTGTTCGTCTGTCATGGAAGATATACTATCTTTCAGATCATCAATTATTGCCATCTTTACTCTCCTTACCCTCTTCATTATATACAAGGCGTACCTTCCCAGATAATATAGCACCAAGAACCATAGGTCCATTCTTCTCAAGAGCCTTAATAAGGTCATCTATTATAATCTTAAACAGTTGGTTCTTTACCCCCCAGGGTATTAATTTTTGCAGTTTTTTGAATTCCTCTTCGTCTATCTCAATAGAGAGTCGAGGTCTCCACTCATTGTGGTAAGTCATTTTATTCTATCCTTTCATATTACTCTCCTCCTTTTCCATACTAAGTTCTGGTCCTGAGTAGTCCTTATTCATTAGGTCCCAGTCTGGTTCTGGTATTGGAAGATCTTTATTACAATCGAGACAGAAATATCCTTCAGGAACATTAGTATCTCTCTCGTGAGGTTGGTATTCTTTGTTAGTGTGTTCACATTGCTTAGGTTCAATATCTTCTGATCTGCCATTTAGTATTTCCCATAAAAGTTGAACATGGCTGTCACTTACCTCATCTACTATGTGACTATAGCACTCTTTAAAATATATCTTGATTTCTTCTATTTTTATTTCTTTATCTGTTTTCATTCTTCCCCCTTTTCCTTACTATATACTTCTTATTCTTTAAGTCCCAGTCGGGATAGTGAACCGTAGTGGATCTCCGTATACTAGGATCACGTTGATCTACTACGACAGCGTGTTCTTTACAGGTACTACAAATATCTGTAAAGATTATTCTTGAATTACAGCAATTACTTATTCTCATAATTTTAATCTTTATTATATGCTTGAGTAAAATAACGGAGGCAGACGAGAAGCCTACCTCCGCATTCTCCTTCTACAGACTGCTTGTTACTTCTGTTCTAAGAATCGTTTGACTCTATTAGAAGGTCCGTACTCTTCGTCTTCTTCCTCTGCTATAATAGCATAGGCAGTTTCCCCAACTACTAAGTCAAGGTCAACAGGACTGTCGTAGCTGACTCCGAAGGCATCGTAGAACTCTCTAAGGCGACGTAGTTTTCCGTTTGCTCTCCCCTCATCATCATCCTCTGCAGGAAGTGTAATGTAGTGAAAGCAGGTTCGGGAATCTACTTCATCAGGAAACCCGATAGCGACTTCTATCATAGGATTTCCTGCTTGAGATGTCTTAGCCTTCGCTGACAGTATCTTAACGGAGTATTCTCCTGCAGGTACTATCTGCTCATCTGGGACATCCTTTAGGTTGTAGTCTAGTATACTCATTGAGCATCCTTTTTGTTTATGTGTGCTTTGTTCGATGTTTGCACAAAGCAACACGTTATTGGATTAGAAGGGATTTATCACTGTCGTCAATCCCTGCTTTTCTCAGTAGCGCTTTGATGTTGGGCTCTTCGTATGTGTCAAAGATTTTATTCCTTCCGAGCCTGGTACGAGCCTTGTAAAGACCAGTGTTTCTCGTTAGAATAGAGTACTCAACACCTTTGCTACTCTCTTTTGATGTAGCCATGTAGACTTCATCCATTAACAGTGGGAGTTTTTCTTTCAGTTTCCCTGTTATCATAACTCCTGTTGTTAATCTTCCAGTTACTTCATCTTTTTCACTATCTACATGACCAGTTAATATAACATCACAAGGGATAGATGTTATAAGTTTTATGGCGTCCCTTAGGGTATTTATTTGCACTAGATAATCTTGCATCTGTGGTATACCCGCTGCTCTTCCATTTGATTTTAGTATAGCATTCATGAGAGCCTCAGACCATGTTGTTACACTGTCCAGAGCGTAAGTCCCTATACTCTCAAAGAATCCTTCCATGTGTCTTAGTCGATCGAACTCCTTTTCCCAACTCCTATATGTAGTTGGACGCTTAGCGTCTTCGTGTTGAAAGGAGCTGTTTACCATAACCTCCCCTTTCTTTATTTGATCAACTAAAACCTTCTCACCTCCAGGATCAAAGGAATGGATTAAGACAGGTTTCCGAGCAGTGCCCAGAATTGTTGTCTTCCCTGTTCCCATATAACCATAGATGAGACTATTGAAGTAATCTTTAGCGCGTGATTTGTTGTAGTTATCACGAATGTTTTTGAACTCGCTAAGGATACTTTTGTCTCCTTCTTTGCTCATGTTGTTTTCTCCTTAATATACATTACTGTACCTGCAGTTTCATCTCGTTCACTTGGATTCCAGTATTTCTTAACGAACCCAGTTGGAGTTTCACTGCAGTGTTGGAGAGGATTAGACCATACAGAGCAGAAGTCCATGAACTTACAAGCCCTACCATAG